TCCAAGGGCATCCCGGTATTCGGCTCAGGGCTTGTCTATCCGGTCAGCGAAGAAGATGTAATCTGTGAAGATTTTGACCTACCAGAGCACTTACCAAGACTAGCAGCAATTGACTTTGGCTTTGACCACCCAACGGCTGTAAGTTGGGTGGCCTATGATGCAGACGATGACATAATTTATGTCTATGACGAGTACCGCAGATCGAAGGAAACGCCACTGACACACGCCGCCGTGATCAACGCTAGAACACCCGGTATCCCTGTGGCTTTCCCGCACGATGGTCTACAACATGACAAAGGGTCTGGCATACAGCTAGCCCAGCAGTACAGAGACTTGGGGGTATGTATGCTACCACAGCATTTTAGCAACCCGCCAGCAGAAGGAGACAATGGTAGTGGAAAAGGTAACAACTCTATTGAAGCAGGGATCAGCGAACTTCTGCAACGCTTTGAAACTGGTCGGCTACAAATTTTTGAGTCCTGTCAGGAAACTCTTGAAGAGCTTAGACTCTACCATAGAAAAAATGGAAAAGTGGTTGCTATCAAAGACGACCTTCTAAGCTCTATGCGGTATGCGGCTCTCAGCGTAGAACGCTTTGGAGAGCAGCTAAAGAACAAGTCAATGTACCGTAAATACAGTTACGATACCGAAATTAAATATTCAAACGTAGGGATAGTCTGATGGATAATGCAACTAAATATTTTTCAAAAACTAACGGAAAAACCGACAAAAAACGTACTAAAAAACTAGAAGAAATGAACAAAATCTTTGCCCAGACAATGGCATCTGAAAACTATCCCGGTCCTGTTAAACGTAACATGATGCAGGGCATAAACGATGTGATTCGTCAGTTTAGAGGAGAAGACGAAGCACGGGCTATGCGCCATGCCCGTAAAGTTGGGAAAATTAAACGGGGCAGAAAATAATGTCTTTATACGCCAACATGAACAAACGTAAAAAAGCTGGGACTTCTCGGTCCAAAAAGAAAAGCACAATTACTCCCAAAGCCTATGCAAATATGAAAGCTGGATTTCCCAAGAAAAAAAAGAAAAAGGCTTAACACAGTGGCTATGGATTTAGACGACCAAGAAATCATCTCTCTGGTAGAGAGTGAGATCAACGGTAGCTCAGACTACCTAGACTCAGAGGTAAGCTCCCAGCAAGCTACCGCTATGGAGTACTTCTATGGTGAACCCTTTGGCAACGAAGAAGACGGTCGTAGCCAAGTAGTCGTCACGGATGTACAAGACACCTTGATGTGGATGATGCCCAGCTTGATGCGTATCTTCACCGCTGGGGACAAGGTTGTAAAGTTCTTGCCGGAAGGGCCGGAAGACGAACAGATAGCTGACGAAGCCACCAAGTATGTAAACCATGTGTTCTACAAACAGAACGATGGTTTTATGATCTTGTATAATATGTTCCTCGACGCTTTGATGCAGAAAGTTGGGGTGGTCAAACACTACTGGGAAGACATCGAAAAGACCACAACTGAGTCCTATGAGAACCTAACAGACCAAGAATTTTCTCTGCTACAGCAGGACGAAGAACTAGAACTCATTGAGCACACGGAAACAGTAGAAATCTCAGAGGTACCTGCCCCCATGACCGGGGAGATGGTGGAGATGGAAGAAGTTTTCCATGACGCCACCTTTGCACGTACAACGATGGACGGCAAGGTCACCATAGAGAACGTACCGCCGGAAGAGTTTCTGATCAACCGTGGTGCCAAAACGCTAGAAGATGCACGATTTATCTGCCACCGTTCGCACAAAACTAGGTCAGAACTCATCAGCATGGGCTATGACGTAGACCTGATAGATAGCTTGCCCGGTTACACCAGTGGTGCAGACGATGTAACGACCAGCCAAGAGTACATGGCGCGTCACTCCTACGATTCTACCGATGTCTATCCTAACCAAGCAGCATCTGACTCTGAAGTTTCAATCATGGTCAATGAGTCGTACATGAAGCTGGACACAGACGATTCGGGGATCAGCGTACTTCATAGAATCCTTACCAGTGGTTCCAGAAGTGCTAGATTGTGAGCCTATCGATTATATTCCGTTCAGTTCTGTCTGTCCTATTCCCGTGCCGCATAAGTTCTATGGGCTTAGCGTAGCAGAGACGGTCCAAGACGTTCAGCTTATCAGGTCCACACTGACCAGAAACCTGCTGGACAATATGTACTTGGCAAACAACGGTAGGTTCCAAGTTGTAGAAGGACAGGTCAATGTAGACGATCTGTTGACCAGCCGTCCCGGTGGTATCGTTCGAACACGCAGCTTGAATGCTCTCCAGCCAATTCAGACACCTGCACTACAACCTGCTGCGTTCCAAATGCTTCAGTATTGGGACGACATCAAGACAGGACGCACAGGTGTCAACCCGCAGACACAGGGTCTTAGTGCTGACGTACTGAAGACGCACGTAACCACTGGTGCTGTCACAGCGGCCCTGACAAATGCCCAAGGACGGCTAGAGCTTATTGCTAGGGTATTTGCCGATACTGGCGTCCGTAATATGTTCAAGCAGATATACAACTTGGTACAGCGTTACGAAAATCGTAAGAAGATGGTGCGCCTTAATAATACCTACTTTGAGATTGATCCATCTAGCTGGCGAGAAGACCTAGACGTCGATATCGAAGTAGGAATTGGCTACGGCGATCAGGACATCAGGCTCCAGAACATCAGTAATTTTGCCAGCTTGATTGAAAAAGTAGGCACACAGACTGAAGGAATTGTTCAAGCGGACAACGTCTACAATTTGGTCAGAGAAATTGCTGACGAGATGGGCATCAAGAACGTAGACAAGTTCATAACTCAACCGCCCCCGCCGCAGCCTAAGCAGCCTAGCCCACAGGAACAGCTAGCACAGGCACAAGCACAGGCCATGCTGACACAGGCACAGGCCAGCCAGCTAGAGGCTGAAGTAAAGGCTAAGGAGCTTGAGATCAAGGCGGCTAAGGTAGAACTTGAGCGCATAGAAATTGAGCATGACATGGCAGTCAAACGTGAAGAACTGAAGCTCAAGGGGATTGAGCTAGGATTTGAAATGAACTCTGACAAAAACATAAAGGCTTAGATTATGGCATACCAAAACTACATAGCTTCCAGAATTATTAGCAGTGAAAACGTGTCTAGCACCGGAACCAGCGCACAGAGCGGACGTGCTCCATTCGGTTGCACCATTGTTAGGATCGCTACCAGTGCTAATGTTAATATAGTAATTGACGGCAATCCTACTGCTACGGTGGCAGGTACCCTGATAGCGCCAGCAGATGCAGAATGTTTTGTCATCAGGGGGGATAGTTCTCCTACTGCAACTGACGGTGAGAAAGTAGCTACTATCGGTACAGCAACGGTTAATGTTACTTTCTTGGAGGGCTAAATGTCAACGAACAAAAAGATTTCAGAGCTTACAGAATTAGCAGAGGCAGACCTTGCTGATGATGATCTCCTGCCGATTGTAGATATTAGCAATAACGCTACTAAAAAAGTTAGAAAATCTACATTAACTTCCGCTCTTGCTGGCGTTTCTACCATAACTGCCACAAGTCCCATAGCTGTTAATCAGGCTACAGGTGCTGTAACAATTAGCACGGGTACTATTCCTATTACCAGTGGCGGTACAGGGCAAACTACTGCATCAGCCGCTCTTTCCGCTCTGGGAGGGGTTAACGATCCTACTACTACCAGAGGAGATTTACTGAGCAGGGGAGCTTCTACAATAGGTAGAATACCCCTTGGATCAGTTAATAATGTTCTTAAATCTGATGGTACTGATCCTGTATGGGGTTTGGTGGCTACTTCAGAACTATCTGGTACTATAAATTTAACTAATCAAGTAAGCGGCATTCTTCCTACTGGTAACGGGGGAACAGGTCTTTCAGTCATTGGTTCAGCAGGTCAGGTTCTTACCGTGAACAGTGGTGGAAGTGGTCTTGAGTGGGCAGAAGGAGTTACTGCTAGTGCAGTATCAATTGATAGATTTAGTGGCACCGGAAGCCAAACAGCTTTCACTCTATCGACCGCTCCTTCTAGTGAAAACGTTACTCAAGTATTTATTTCTGGCGTATACCAGCAAAAAGATACATATTCGATATCTGGAAGCGTTATAACATTCAACACTGCTCCACCCAGTGGAACAGATAATATTGAAATAACAGACACTGGTGCAAGTTTCTA